TCGACTTCTCTTTCTTTTTCTTCCAACTCGTTTGTAATTGTACCAGTTGGTTTAGTTAACTCGATGTCAGAATAAAAACCCGCAGCCATTTGCTTACGTAGATCATTCTCTGACATCTTGATAACATGGATGACTGCTTCCGCATCGTCTAATGAGGTAGCCGTATATGGAACAACAAGGTCATCCGCTGGGATGAACTTTGAAACAGCTCTTCCCAATAAATCGTCATAATAAACTTTTTTAAATGTAGAACCTGCAAGAGGTAAATAAAATAACATTTGATCAAACTCAGGTTCATACTCTTTCATTTGATCCATCAATTGATAGTTCATAAAATTTTTAACTCTTTGAGCTTGCATTTCTTTCATAGGATCAGATCTACCCATAACCATTGTTCTAACGGGTCCATCTGCCGGTAATAATTCTTTATAAGCTAAAGCTTGAAACTGTGTAACAGCTTCTGCAAGAACTGGGTGAGTTGCACCACTTGCTCCTTGAAATGGTTCTGTTCTATTAGTGTATTTAAATCCTAGTAAATCTAAACCAGTAATGTATGCTCGCTCCCATTCTTTACGAGACATTTTGTATTCCATGTAATCTTGTTGTAATTGATTACCCATGGCGCTTGTATCGTCTTCTGGAAGTAATTCATTTAAATTTGCAAAGTGATCACCACCTGCTTGTGGCATTGGCATTGCGTTAGGGTCAAAATCAATTGTAGCCCCTGCATCGTCTTCTGTAATTTCTACTGGTCCCTTACCTAACTCTTCTGCAACATCGACCTCTTCCATTTCTTCTTTTAAAACTTCGTCTTCAGGTCGTTCGTTAGGGAGAGCTTTGTCTATATCTGCCATATATTTTCTCCTAGACTTTCTTAACTTGTTTTGGTGGTAATTTCAACCCTTGTGATA